ACAGCTTCTCGATGGCGAACATGGCTCCGCAGGTGCCGGGGCTCAATCGGCAGGGCTGGGCGCGACTGGAAGAGACAGTGCGATCGTGGACCGCCGAGCGCGGACCGCTGACGGTGTTCACCGGGCCGGTGCTCGCTGGCAGCAAGACGATCGGCAGCGGCGTCGCGGTGCCGAGCGCATTCTGGAAAGTGATCGTGGATAAGGCTGGCAGCGTGATCGCTTTCCAGATGCCCAACGCGCCGGTCGAGCAAGGTCCGCTCGATCCGTATCAAGTGCCGCTGGCCGAGATCGAGCAACAGACTGGCGTGCGGTTTCCGATCAAGACGGTCGAGCAGGGCACGATGTGGCCAGTGGACTTGGCGACCTATCAGAAACAGCACGAAGCGGATTGCAAACCAAAGAAGGAATAGTGCTCACGGCGTTCACCGTCATAGGGAAATCCCTTACCCCTGCTTCATTCGACGCAAACCAACCCGCACGCTGCGTCGTACCAGACAGCTACGGACGCATGCCGCGTCACCGTCGTGAGCACTTTCAGATCACATGGCAGAACTACTGTGGACGCCTGACGCGCGGGCCGAGCGTGTCAAGGAGATCGCCGCGCGTATCTACAAGAACGTGCAGGGCGAGAGCACGCGCGAAGTCATGCACGCGATGGCGCTGTGCACGGCGGCGCTGATCAAAACCAACTTTCGCGGTCAGGGTCAGCAGGTAGCGCTCGACAACCACATCAGCAACGTCAAGCACCACGCCCGAAAGGGCCAGTGATCCCATGGCGAAGATATTGCGACGACTGCGCATCAACGAAGTCTCAAGCGTGACGCGCGGCGCTGGCGAAGGAGTCAAGATTATGTTGATGAAGATCGCACCACCGTACACCGATCTGGAACAAGGCGACCTGAGCGACGCGGCGCTGAGCTACATCAAGCGCGAGTTCTCAGCCGAGCAGCGCAGGAGCGCGGCCGATTCCGGCGCGGCGCTGCCGGACGGCTCGTTCCCGATCCACAACAAATCCGATCTGCACAATGCGATGCAGGCGATCGGCCGGGCCAAAGACCCGGCCAAAGCCAAGGCGCATATCCGCCGCCGGGCTAAGGCGCTCGGGTTGAGCGGCGAACTGTCCGATGCGTTCAAAAATGCGCCGTACACCGAGCGGGTCGCCGAGTTTTTTGCCGACCTGTTCAAGCGGCAAGACGAGCACGCGGTCGCCGAGAGCTTCGACGCCGCGCTCGCCGGGCTCGCTGAATCTGTGAAGTCGATCATGGACGACGACAGCGATGCAGACAAAGACGACATGCTCGCCAAGACGTTCACGCAGTTTCACGAGCACATCACCCCATTGCTTGGCGACCGAGCGTCGCCACGGCAACCCACCGACAAACAAGGAGATGATCCCATGTCGGCAGAACTGAAAAAGGCGCTCGGTCTGAAGGAAGATGCGAGCGAGGAAGACGCGCTCAAGGCAATCGCCGAGCTTGCGCAAAAGGCACGCCGTGGCCAAGAGAACGGCAATGGCGACGACGAAGAGGAAGAGGACGAAGAGGACGACGAAGACGAGAAGAAAAAGGAAAAGGCGCTCAAGGCGCTGCCGCCCAGCATTCGCAAAATGATCAGTGATGGTCAGGAAGCGATCACCCGCGTGGCGAAGCTGGAAAGCGATGCGGCGCTCGTCGGCTTCGAAAAGCAATGCGTCGATGTAGGTCTGCCGATCGCCGAGGCGGTCACGCTTCAGAAGGCCTACGGCGGCGACAAGGAAGCGATCGACAAGCTCCTAAAGCTCACCAAGTCCGGCTTTGCGGCGGCGAAGCAGGCCGGTGCCTTCAAAGAGTTCGGCGCATCCGGCAACGGCGGCGGCGGCACTGCATTCGAGCAGTTCACCGCGCTGGCGGCGCAGTATCTGAAGGATCACCCGACCGAAGGCCTGACACCTGAGCAGGCATTCAGCAAGGTCTATCAAGACCCGGCGCACAAAGCGCTTCGCACCAAGGATGCTCAGGAAACCGGCCGCGCCTAGTCGCAGCGCACCGATAGAGAAGGATCAATCCCATGACGACTGAAGCCCCACTGATGAAGGACGGTGCGCAGTGTGTCGCTGCGGCGAACTACTGGAATCCAGCATCGGCCTTATACGGCCCGCAAGGCTCGGGCCAGTTCTTGCTCGTGTTCTTGTCCGGCCCGCGTACCGTGACCCTGCAAACCACGCAGGGCGCTCTCTGCTACGGCGTATTGCAGAATGCGCCAACCTTGGGCCAAGCCGCTGACGTTGCGATCAGTGGCATCACCAAGGTTGTCGTTGGTGCTGCCGTCACGGCGGGTCAAGAGTTGATGGCCGACACGAACGGTCGCGCCATTACTCAGACATCGACGAACCGCAAGGTCGGGATGGCGTTGGAATCGGCGGCTGGTGCGAATGCGATCATCAGCATGCTGATCTACACGCCCAACGGCTAAGCAGCAGGCACAGAAAGGATCAACACCATGCCACAACCTTTTTTACAGCAGGTCCACGTGCAGGCTGCGCTGACGCAAATCGCAACAGCCTACATTCAGGATCAGTCGCACTACGTCGCGGAGCAAATCTTTGCCAACGTGCCGGTCGAACATCAGACCGACAAATATTTCGCGTTCAGCAAAGACGACTTTTACCGTGACGAAGCGCAAGAGCGGGCCGACGTGGCCGAGTCAGTTGGTGGCGGCTTCAACCTGTCAACCAACTCATATTCGGCAAACGTGTGGGCCTATCACAAAGACCTTGGCGGGCAGACCCGGCGCAACGCCGATCCGGCCGTCAACATGGACATCAGCACCACCAAGTTCTGCATGCAGAAGCTGCTGATCAAACGCGATCGCATCTTCATGACGAAGTTCTTGACCAACGGCGTGTGGGGCACTGATGTCACCGGCACCGCTAACGGCACGCCCGGTTCGGGTGCACCAGCGTACTGGAACGACGACGCCAACGGCGATCCCTACACCGACATCGCCACCGCGCAGACCACGGTGTTGCAGAACACCGGGTTTGAGATCAACTGTGGGCTGCTCGCTTATCCTGTTTATCAGGGCTTGCGCAAGCACCCGCTCGTGGTCGATCGCATCAAATACACGACCCGCGCTGACGCATCGAAGATCACGCCCGAGCTTCTGGCGGCGAGCTTCGATGTCGAGCGCATCGTCGTATCCAAGGCGGTCTATGCGACCACGCCAGAACAGGCGGTCGGCGGCGCTGGCTCGGTAGCTGCGTCGGCCTACAGCTTCGTTGCGTCGAAGGATGCGCTGTTCGTACACGCTGCGCCTGAGCCCGGCATCATGGTGCCGTCAGCGGGATATATCTTCCCGTGGTCCGGCTTCACTGGGATCAACTCTATGGGCGTTCGCGTGGCGCAGATTCCGATGCCGTGGCTCGGACTGGAAACGATACGGACCGAAGGCGAGATGGCGTTCGACATGCTCGTCATCGGTGCTGATCTCGGTTATCACTTCAGCGGGATCGTGCAGTAAGCACTGGCTGATCTCCCTCCTGACACCGTGCTGCTGCACTGGTGGGCGGCGACGATTACGCCTTGCGCCCCGGGCCTGCCCCGACACCCCCCTGACCCGGCGCGAGCTATTCTCGCCGTTCCCCGCAACTTACCGGGATGATTCATCATGCCTATGGAAATAGCCGAAGGTGACATTGGCGGTGCGCGCATCCGCATGGGCTTCTCGCGCGGCGGTGTGCGCATGCGGCCGGGCGATCACCTGACTGCCGACGAAGTGCGCTCGATCCCGCCTGCCAACCGGCGGGCGCTGGCGAGCGCTGGTTTTATCGAAGTGTATCCGGCGCGCACCGAAGTGGTGCACAAATACGCCGAGGCCAAGCCCGGCGATCGCTTCATCGTCGCGGTCGGCAAAGGTCAGTACAACGTGATCGAGGGCCACAAGCTCAACGATCAACCGCTGACCCGCGAAGAGGCTGATGCGCTTGCAGCGACCAGAACCTAACAGGCCGTCGTTGCCGCCGCCGTTCTGGAATGGCTGCCTGATCGGTCTGCTGGTCGCGCTGCTGGCTTGGGTCATCATGTTCACGGCCATCTGGCCGCATCTCTGACAAAGGATCAATCGCCATGGTCACGGGTTTTGTTGATCGCGCAAAGGGCAAGACTGCCATCGCGACACAGTATCAAGCGCCGAACACGCAGTTCTATTGTTCATCGCAGGACAGCATCACCGCATCGGCGTCGCCGAACAACACGCAGGCTGGGGCGGTACTGTTGCAGAACCAGCAGAACCGCATCACCACGGTCGTCACCGCTGGTGATTCGGTGCGGCTGCCGCCGTGTCAGGTCGGCGCGCAGGTCGTTGTCGTCAACGATGCCGCCGCTAATGCCTGCAACGTCTGGCCGTCGTCATCGGCGCAGGGCGGTGCGGCGGGCGGCGATCGCATCAATGCGCTGGCGCAGAACGGGGCGTTTTCGCTGACGGTTGCGCTCGGCGTCACCGTGTTCTACGGCTTCAGCGCTGGCGTCTGGCGCACCAAATGACCATCCTTCTTTCAGTTCCGATTACGACGCCGAATGCCGCCGTCGCCGGGCCGGTGCTGCAAGTCGGCCGCCGCGCTGGCGTGCCGAACAACGCCCTGCTGCAAGGCAAGCTGACCTACGGCTCGGGCGGCACCACGATCGATGCGTGGGTGCAGACATCGCTTGATGGTGGCGTGACGTGGTGCGACGTTGCCAACTTCCATTTCACGACAGCGTCGGCGCGGTTCGTGTTCAACCTGTCTTCGACCACGGTGATCACGACGCAGGCGACGCCGACTGACGGCACCATGGCGGCGAACACGTCGTCGTCAGGCTTGATCGGTCCGCGCTGGCGGGTCAAGTATAGCTCGACCGGCACCTACGCGGGCACGACGCTTGAAGTGGACATGGAAGCAGACCAGCCGCTGACGAGTTTGTAGGGGGATTCGCATGCCGTTGCAGACGGTGCCGTGCAAGCACGGCCTGTTCACCGTTTATGACAATGACTACTGGATCGGCAAAGGTCTGATTCAGACCGGCGAGTACAGCGAGCCGGAAGTGCAGAAGCTGCTGAGCTTGGTCGATCGTGACAGTGTCGTGGTGGAAGTCGGTGCGAATATCGGCGCGATCAGCGTGCCGCTGGCCAACACGGTCGCCGCGCTTCATGTGATCGAGCCGCAGCCGAAGATATTTGCGCTGCTCAATCAGAACATCGCGCGCAACTGCAAAGGCCGCAACGTCACGTTTTTCCATGGCGCGGTCGGCGCGCGTGCCCGCGATCGGGTGCCGCTGGTGCCGCTTGACGTCGATGCGCCCAACATCAATATGGGCGGTGCCCAGTTAGCGCGGTTTGATTCCGATGACGCGATACACGTGGCGCAAATCACACTTGATGACTACTGCGGCAAGTTCGAACGCCTTGATCTTGTTAAGCTCGATGTCGAGGGAATGGAAGGCGACGTTATCGACGGCGCTGGTGAAGTCATTAAGCGATTCCGGCCGATCCTATGGTGCGAAAACGACCGCGAGGAAAAGTCCGAAGGCCTGATCAAAAAGCTGCTGGCACTTGGCTACCGTTTAGCTTGGTGCCCGACGCCTATTTTCAACCCCGATCCGAACGCGACGGGTACTACATTTTCATTCAACATGCTGTGCGTGCCGGACGAAAAGTTCGTCGATCCCGGCGACGACTGCATGCCGATCATCAGCGCCAAGCATGACTGGCGGCTGGCGGCACAATGGGCGAGCGGGCGCTATGCGCTGCGGCGCGCGGTGCCGAAGCTGAACAAGGGCTGGGCCTGCGTAGTCCGGCTCGGCTCGGTCGGCGACAACCTGATCGCATCGTCGGTGTTGCCGTACCTGCAATGGAAATACGGCAAGCTCGAAGTGATCTGCGCCGAGCCGTATCACGTCATCTTCGAAAACAACGTGCACATCGACAAGCTGACGGTCAAGAAGTCAGGCCTGCCCGGCGGTGACGGCATGTCGTGGCAGAACTACTGGCTCGATCGCGCCGACGACTATGAGTTTTTTGTCAACCTGTCGCACACCTGCGAAGGCCTGCGCGCGATCGCGGCGTCAATGACGGCGTTCTACTGGCCAGCGAAAGCGCGGCGCAAATTCTTTGGCCAGTCGTATCTGGAAACCGTCGCCGATATTTGCGACGTGCCCTATGACCAGTTGCGTCCAGACTTCTTTCCGACCGACGCCGAGAACGAGAACGCCGCCGAGATCAAGAAAAACTGCGGCGGCCGGTACATCGCATGGGTGCTGTCGGGATCGCGCTGGGACAAGTTGTGGCCGCATACCATGACGGCGGTCGCCCGGGTGATCAAGGAACTGCACTGGCCGGTGGTGATGACCGGCGTGCCGGGCAAGGATCATGAACTGGCGAGCGTTGTGGTCGAGCACGTGCGCCGGGCCAACGGCACGATCGACGGCCTGCACTTGGCGATGTCGCCGGATACCGAGAAGCCGTCGTGGCCGCTGCGCCGGGTGCTGACGCAGGTGCAGCATGCCGACATCGTGATCGCGCCGGACACCGGCCCGGCTTGGGCGGTGGCAATGCACGATTCGCCGAAGATCGTTCTGGTCAGCCATGCCGGGATCGATTCGATCACCAAGCACTGGCGCAACACCATCACGCTGCATGCCGATCCGATCCGCGTGCCATGCTGGCCGTGCCACCTGCTGCACGACAGCAAAGAAAGCTGCCAACGAGTCTCCGGTTCGCCGGATAATGTCGGCGCAGCGTGCATCAGCGACATCGGCGTCGAGCAGTTGCTGGCGGCGATCCGTAGTGTGGCTGGACATCGCAAAGTGCCGCTCGCTATTGCGGCCGAATAAAGGGGGAAGTCATGGACATTGAATTTTCCGTTCGCACGATCGAGATCGACGAGCACCTGCAAGACAATATTCAAGAAATGCTCAAAGAGGGCTGGTCGCTGGTATCCGGCACCAAGCCGGTCGCGATCTACCATCTGCAACGCATCAAGCCGTCGGCTGCGCACTCGTTCATGGGTGCGGCCGGTCAAGGCGGCGTCGGCGTTGACGAGAGTCAGGTGTTCATCTTGCGCAACGGCAAGCTGCTCAAACCGGGCGAGGAAAATCTACCTGAGAACCAGCCCAAAACTTAGGAGTCATCAGCTATGGCAAATATCTGCCAGTACATGCAGAAAGCGATGTTGGACTGGGTTCTGCTCGGCGCAGCGCCGACGCGGCCAGCCAGCGTTCTCGTCGGCTTGTCGATCGGTGCGCCATCGAGCACATCGAATTCGGAAGTCGGTGCCGGTTCCGGCTACGCGCGGGCCGCGCCGTCGTTCGGTGCGGCGGGCACGCCAGCGTCATCAGGATCGGCATCAAACAACGCGGCGATGACGTTCGGTCCGTTCTCGTCGTCGCAGGTCATCTCTGGCCTGTTCCTGATCGACAACACTGCGCTGGCGACCGCGACCAATGCGCTGTGGTTCGGCAACCTGAGCACGGTGCGCACGCCGCTGGTCGGCGACTCGCTGGTGATCGCGGTCGGCGCGCTGCAAATCACGCTGGCATGAGATGCCCGGCGGGTTTCCGTCAGGCTGGGAGCACGCTAATCAGGCCTATCTCGGCCAATTTGGCCCGGGCACCAACGTAGCCTATGACTGGCCAACCAATCCGACCGGCACCAACACTAAGAGCGCGTGGTATCAGCTAACGGCGTCAGCGCCGTTTGACATTTGCTGGTTACAGTTCTTTTTCCTTATATATGAAAGCGCGACCGCAGGCGTCACTGTGGCTATTGACATCGGCGTTGGTGCGTCCGGCTCCGAGCAGATCATCGCCAGCAATATCTGCCTCGCCACGCCGACCAACTATGCAGACACCTACGACGTTGGCATTCCGGTGCAGATACCGGCGGGCAGCCGTGTCGCGGTGCGCTATCAGGAAACCACCACTGCGGTCGCGACTCCCCTAGCGATGAACTGCACCGCTTATGACGGCGGCTTTTATCAGATGGAAGGCTGCGCGGGTGTTGACGGCATCGGCGTGACAGTCAGCGGCAACACCGTTTCGACGGCGTACACGCCCGGCGCGAACGGTGCAACTGGTGCATGGACACAAATCATTGCGTCAACGGCGCGCGACTACTACGGGCTGAGCGTGATCTGTGATAATCAGATGGCCATCGACACCAATTATCCGTTTTGTCTTACTGACATCGGCATCGGGGCGTCCGGCTCGGAAAAGGTCATCATCGCCAGCGTGTTCTGGGCGCAGCAGCATCAACTCGTGACCAAGATGACGCCGATGCAAATTCCGGCTGGCAGTCGGCTCTCGGTGCGCGGCAGCATTTCGGCGGCGATCGGTGGCACCCCAAAATACGGCTGCTCGTTGCTTGGAGCTTACAAATAATGCCCGGCGGGATGCTGTTCGAAAGCCAACTCGTCAATCCGAACTACGTCGGCACCAAGGCCAATTCGACCACGACGCCGCTGCCTTACGACTACTATAGTTGCACCACGACGAACACCAAAACGGCGTGGAACCAACTCACGGCATCGGCACCGATCGATGTCTGTCTGCTGCAACTCGATTGGTATATGTCTTGGAGCAGCACCGCGTTCGGCACCGTTGCAATGGACATCGGCGTCGGTGCGGCAGGCTCTGAGAAGGTGCTGATCCCGAATTTGGTCTTCGGTACTGGTGCCAACAACGGCGATGCGTTTGGCACCTTAGTCTTTCCGGTGCAGATACCGGCTGGCACGCGCATCGCGATGCGCTTCCAGTCCAGCAATCCTACTGCCAACAATTTTCCACTCGGCATTTCGGTCAAGCTGTGGGACGGCGAACTGCATCGCATGGAAGGCGCGGCGGGCGTCGATGCGATGGGGTTGACGGCGCTGACAGCGCGACCGTACTCGACCACTTTTACCGCAGCAACCAATGCCGGTGCGATAGGAGCGTGGTCGCAACTGGTCGCTTCGACCAGCCGTGACTACATGGGATTGGTGGTGCTGTGCGATTGCATAACGCAAGACTCCACAAATTTTCCGACCATCATCGTGGACATCGGCATCGGCGCGAGCGGGTCTGAGCAGGTCATCGTGCGTGGCCTGTTCTGGCAGCATGCTTATCCAATGGGGTACGGTCCGTTTCCGGTGCAGATACCGGCCGGAAGCCGCCTGTCGGTGCGTGGCATCTGCTCCACGGCAGCGAATGCAGCAACTACCGGCGCGGTAGTCTATGGGATTTATCAATGACATGGGCGCTCGACTTTTCCGGTACGTCGTCAGCGCTGGTGATCAACACCGAAACCACGCTGGCGACCGACACCACCAACGGCACCTTCGTTGCTGAAGTTGACACCAGCAATCTGGCGCTTGGCGACATTCTTGAAATCCGGCTCTACACGATCACGCTGGCGGCTGGCGCGTATGTGCAGGTATGGAAGGGCACCTACGGCATCGCGCCGCAGATCAACAATCACAAGGTCAGTCCGCCGATCGCATCGGACCAAGGCGTGCGGCTGACGATCAAGCAAACAGCGGGCACCGGACGCACCTACGGCTGGAAGCTGTTGCGCATCTAAGGGGAGTTCTCTTGGATGTTTTATGTCCAGCTAGGCATTCTTGAAGTCCCGCCGGGCGTTACACCGCCAGCCCCGAAGGTCATTGTTCTAACGGCTTCGCCCGGCTCCAATCAGACATGGACCGTTCCGACCGACTGGAATAGCAGCAACAACACGATTGAGTGCATCGGTGCTGGTGGTGGCGGCGGTGCACGCGGGACAACATCAGGCTCAGGCATCGCAACTGGCGGCGGCGGCGGGCAATACGCCAAGATCACCAACTTTGTCGCCACGCCAAGTTCTGGAATCACCTACAGTCTCGGGACTGGCGGCGCGTCTGTCTCTTCGACAAATAATTCCGTCAACGGCGGCAATGGCGGCGTTACATATTTTAATGCGTCGGCTGATCCCGGCGCTGGTGCTGACAATTCCAAGTGTTCGGCCAAGGGCGGCAGCGGCGGCCCGGCGATCACCACCAACACCGCTCAAGTCGGTGGCGCTGGTGGCACTGGCGGCTGGGGTACGACGCTCAATGCGGGCGGCGCGGGCGGCGCATATTCGACACCGACTGGCGGCAATGTCGGCATCGCAACTGGCGGCGGCGGCGCGGGCGGTCCTAATGGCGCTGGCGTTGCCGCGCCGACCGCCACGCAAGCCGCCAATGCGAACACCGGCACTGCCGGTGGTGCGGGCGACAACGGGTCTGGTGGCGCTGCTGGCGCTGCTGGCACGGCGACATCGCCGAATGGTGGTGCTGGCACCGAATGGACCGCGACCGCTGGTGGCAGTTATGGCTCGGGCGGTGGCTCAGGCGGCACGCATCAAGCTAGCTCTAGTTCCACGTCCGGCACTGGCGGTCTTTACGGCGGCGGTGGTGGCGCTGCTGCGGATGGCGGCAACCCTGCCGTAAGCGGTGCGGGCGGCCAAGGTCTGATCGTCATCACCTACACGCCGTCAACAGTCACGGCGTGGTCAGGTGCGGCGATCTTCGCGGCAAGCAGTGCACTGGTCGCCACGGCGGCGCAACGTGACGTAACCACCGCGACATTGGCCGGTGCCGGTGCGTTCACTGCCAATGCTACCAAGGCACCCGGTGCGCTTGCTGCAACGCTTGCCGGTTCCGGCGCGATCGTAGCCAACACGTTGCAGCGGATGCAGGCGGCGATGCTCGCCGTCGGTGCAGGCAGCGTTATTGCGGCGACAACTCAGACGGAGCAGGCCGCCGCGCTATTGACTGGCAGCAGTCAGTTTCTCCAAGTTCCGCCGCTGTTGCCGTTGAACATGGCTGCCGCTGCGGCGTTCGCTGGCGCGGGCGCGTTCACCGGCAGCGCGACGCATCTACCGGCACCGTTCGTGCCCGATCCGCTGGCAGGCGCTGGCGCGTTAGCGGTGACGGCCAGTCAAAATCTTGTCTCGGCCGCGTTCTTTGCTCTTGCCGGTGCACTGACGGCCAACGCTCTGCAAATCATGCAGGCGGCGGCGCGGCTGCCCGGTGCCGGTACGTTGACGGCCGCGACGACGCTGACCGAAACCGCGCAGGCGTCGTTTGCTGGTGCTGGCGGACTCGTTGGCACCATCAGCACGTTGATGCCGGAACCGGCGGTGCTCGCCGGTAGCGGCAACCTGATTGCAACGCCGCGCCTCGTGATCACTGCCGGTCAGACGGCATTGCTGACCGGCGTCGGCAGCTTGACCGCCAGCGCTGGCTACGTGCTCGCTGCGCAAGCCGCCCTGTCGGCTTCCGGTGCGTTGGCGGCAGCGGCATCGCAGATCGTCGTTACCGCAGCGGCGCTGTCCGGTGCCGGTGCGCTAGCGACCACGCCAGCGGCGCAGCTTGTCGTCACCAGTGCGGCGCTGGCTGGCGCTGGCGGGCTCGCGGCGGCGGCGGCGCAACTGCTTGAGCCGCTGACGGCCACTCTGTTGTCGGGCACTGGTGGACTGACGGCGTCAGTCTTCATGCCGAGCATGCAGGCGCTTGCGCTGTTGGCTGGTGCTGGCGGTCTGACAGTCTCGACGATCTCGCCCAACATGCAGGCTGGATCATTGCTGGCCGGTGCCGGTGCGGTCGCGGTAACAGTTGCCACGCTGATGCCGACGGCGGCGGCGATGACCGGCAGCGGCGCTGCCGCGATCTCGTCGATCCAGTGGATGCAGGTGGAAACCACCGTGCTGGCCGGTGCCGGTGGGTTGACCGTCACCGCGCAAAGTTTCGGCGGCGCGCAGCTTCTGATCTCGGCCGCATTGCTTGGTTCGGGCGGATTGATCGTAACCGAACTGCCGATGCTGGCCGCCACGCCTGCGGTGATGGCCGGTGCTGGCGCGCTAGTCGCGTCGATGTATTTCCGGCAGGCGCAGATTCTGGCGCTGTTGGCAGGCAGCGGCACGGCGGGCGGCACCGCCGCGTTGTGGATCGGCGCGACGCCAAGCCCGATGTCTGGCGTCGGCGGTCTGGTCGTCGATGGCCTGCGGCAAATCAATGCGACGCCGCCACCGCTTGCCGGTGCTGGTAGCTTCACCGTCACCGACGCGATGGTCGCGCAACTGATGGCGGCGGGCAATCTGCTGACCGGCAGCGGATCGCTGACGGCATCGACAAGTCAGACGGCTGCGGCTGTCACGGTGTTGTCGGGCAGCGGCGTTCTGACCGATGCCTTCGTACAGATCGACATGGCGGGTGCGCACGTCGGCGCTGGCGTCGGCACTCTGTACGATGTCGTCGTTGAAATTCAGATGGCGGCGACCAAGATCGGCGCGGGCATCGGCACGCTGACCGTTTTCGAAGGGATGATCCTGCCGATCGCGCCGCAAGTTCTCAGCGGCTCATTGACGCTGGTCGGCACGGCAGAACTAGTCACCAATATTCTGCCGATCGCGATGGCTGGTGCTGGCGCGCTGACGGCCAACGTCGCGCAGAACCAGCTTGCCGCCTCAACGCTAGGCGGTGCGGGCAGCTTCACCGCCGACGTTTTCAAGGCCGGTGAGATACCGCTACAGGCATTGCTGGCTGGTGCTGGCGCGGCGTTCGCCGTGACCACGCAGATTGAGCAGGCGCAATCGACGCTGGCAGGCAGCGGCGGTCTGGTTGTCAGTGTCACTCGACCGCTGTTCGATGCGCCGCCAGTCTTCGCTGGTGGCGGCACGCTGTCGGCGGTTGCGCAACTGGCCTATGCGGGCGGCGCGACGTTATCGGGCGCGTCGAGTTTGACTGCCTCGACCAGTTATCTGCTGGCGGCCTATATAGCGCTTGGCGGGTCTGGCGTGTTGAGTGCGCTGGTCACGTCGATGATGACCAGTGCGGCGCGAACGCTCGGCGTTGGCGCGCTGGCGGCGACCGGCAACGTGCTGTTGGCGACGCAGGTTTCGCTCAGTGGCGCTGGCGTGCTGACGATCGATGCGACAATGCAGTTGCAGGTCGTGCCGGGTTTGATCGTGGTCAGTGATTCACGGCAGGTTAAGATTGCCGTCACCGACAGCGCAGCAGGCAGTTGTACGGTCAGCGACAAAGCAGGCAAGGTGGTGGTCAGCGATGGCGTGTCCTAATTGTTACGATCTCGGCGTTGCGATCACGCTGACTGGGAATTTCAGCGACGCCAGCGGCAACGCTGCCGATCCCGGCGCGGTGACGTTGCGGATTCTCGATCCGAACGGCGTCGAGACAGTGGCGACACCGACCAAGGTCAATACCGGCGTTTATCAGTATCCGATCGACCCGCTGGTGCCGGGCGTCTGGTTCTATCGTTTCGAAGGCACTGCGCCGGTCGATGTCGCCATGGAAGCCAATTTCGTCGTCGCCAGTTCACAATTCTCGGATGCAGCATGACGTTCACCTATTCGCCAGATCAGATCAACACCAAGCCGCTCTATCGCGTGCGCTTCATGATCGGCGACACGGTATGCGGTGAGCCGCAGTTTCAGGACGAAGAGATCGCTGCGACGATCACGTCGCGCGGCTCGCTCGCTGGCGCATGCGCTGATCTGTGCCGAGCGCTGGCGACCAAATACTCGCGTTCGGTTGACTTCGCGATCACGGGCGGCGGCCGGGCGAACTACTCGCAACTGTCGAAGCAGTATCTGCGGCAGGCGCTGGCGTTCGAAGCCAAGGCGACGGTAGCGGCGGCCGGTTATGCCGCCGCGATGACGCTGAGCGACAAGCTCAATCAGGAAATGGATCAGGACCGGGTGCCGCCGTTGTTCACGATCGGCATGCACGACAGTCTGCTGCCGGTTGCGCCGGTCGGCTCGGAAAGCCCGCGCTCGGGTACTGACTGATGACCAACTGTCCGCCGAACGAATCCGGCCGCCCATGGGAAACATGGGCGATCTCGACACCGCCCGGGCTCGCTGACGGCTCGTCGCTGATCTACAACCGCACCGTCGAAGTGCATCGCACGATCACGCAAGCTGCCGAAACGCCAGCGGTCGGCGAAACCGGCTATTCGGGCGAAGAGGCCACGACCACGCCCGGGCCGGGCGTCGAAGGCGAGCAGGTGCTTTACACCAACATCACCTGCGCGATCTCGCCGAAGGCGGCCGGGCGCGCCAAGGGACCGCTACCTGCCGACCTTGTCTATAAAACGTCGTGGACGATCGCGGTGCCGCTCGGCGCGATCCCCGAGCACGGCGTGCGCGATCGCGACATTCTGGTTGACGACGAAGGCTATCGTTATTCGGTCGGTGCGGCGGGCTGGACCGCGCTCGGCTGGAACTTGGAGTGCATTCGCCTAGAGGCATGAGCCATGGCCGACTTGTCCGACGTTACCGCTTTTCTGTCGGGCTTGGCCGCGCAGGCTGTTTATCCGAACGGCACCAGCCAGCCGTCGGTCGCCAACATGGACGTGCGGATTTACGAAGGCTGGCCGATCCCGGCGCAACTTGATCTCGACATGGCCGGGCAGGTGCTGGCGGGCACGCCGCCAGTGCCGACGACGCGGCCCGGCGGCAAGGTGGCCAATGTGTCGGTTTATCCGATGCCCGGCGCAGCGGCCGACGTGTTTCAGATATTCGACGACACCTACACCGTCGTTGCCCCGAACTATGGCTTAGCCGCGCCGACAGTAAGCGGCAACACGATCACGATCACTGGCGTGCCGGTCGCGGGCGAATACCTGACGGTGATCTTGGACAATGCCAACGTGGCGTCGTCGTCGCAAACGACGGTGCCAGCGCTG